CAGCATCGTCTCTCGCATCCTTTGCGTCTACTGCATCGTCATATTTAGATTCCGCTATGTCTATTAATGATTGAAATTCTGTTTTATAGTTTAAGTCAGCTACGCTATCATTTAATTCTTGTATTTCTTGAGCGGCTAAACTTAATGGATCATCGCTATAGGCAGGAGTTATAAATAGCCAACCAAAGCCTAAAATGGCGGCTAAAGATAATCTCCATGCTTTAGTCCTAGTCAACTATAACTCCTAAACAAACGTTTTGTTTATTTAGTTAATTATATCATTTAACTATTTAGGATTATCTGTCTTGTAAAAACCAGTGCCTTTAAATTGAACTCCGACTGTTCCGTAAACTTTATTCATTTGATTGCCACATTTTTCACAAAATTCTAAGGTATCTGCCTCTTCAAATGTTTTGCTTACTTCCATACCGAAATCGCATTCTATACATGCATACTCATATCTAGGCATTAAAAAGAAACCTCTGGCTGCTTTTTAGCGGTAAGGATTATCGCTTTTGTTCCTTCCCATCTAATTCTTCCCTTGCATCCAACATTATACTTAGTGTCACCTTCATATTCAGAAGAAACTGCATAAACATATCCATGTATTTCGAAGTCACTTGCTAAACTTTGATTTCCATTAACAAATACCCTCCATACCAATGGGTCCCCTGCTTCTGCTTTTGTGTTAAACCTTAATATAATATCATCATATGGCTTCATCCATCTATCTTTAACTATAGACCATATGTATCTGATCTTTTTCATAGACCCATCTCTTTTCTTTTTTGAGTAGCCGAAATTGCTTCAATATTATCGTCTAGCTTTACCTGTTCAATTTTATATCCGACATCTCTTCCATAAACTATGTTTGTGATATTAGGCATCTTTACTACCATTGATCCATCCATAAAAGAATCCTTAGCGATATATTCTTTTACTTGATTAAATGTAAGCGGATCTTTTGGACTTGTGTTATATGTATTTCTTACACCAAGCATAACTTGATCTGTTCTTTTTCCCGCCTCAATATATAAAGCATGATGCCCTTCATGCCATGGCTGATATCTTCCAAGCATCAAAGTAGTTGGTTGAGACCAATCATGTAACCTAAATGTTTTAATTACGGCAGAAGCCTTTTCTTCTGCATTCATTTGGTGATCTATAAACGAAAGGTAAGTTCCCTCTGGATCTTCCCATAGTTTGTTGGTGTCTTCAAATCTTCCCTCTGCAATTGTGTCCATCCAAATTAATATGTCTGGCTTTCCAAACGAATCCCTGGTTTGCTTTGTTGGGCAAACAAAGTCTACGATTACGTCATAGCCCTGTCCACTAAGCATTCTGGACATTTCTCCTAGACGACGAGCATGTTCCACTCTGTCCTCTATACTAAATCCTAAATCAGAATTAACTGTTGATCTGACGTAGTCAGCATTTAAATGTATTGCGTTTATTTTTTCCTTTAATGTTTCTGCTAAAGTTGTTTTACCAGATCCAGGAAGTCCAATAATTTGAATAATCAATCTTTTCTCTTTTCTTTTGTGAGCAGTTTTAAGTCATGCTCAGGACTTTGCAATTAATTACTTGATCTTAATTGCTTTTGGCTTTTTTTCTTCTGGGACGATTCTCTCAATATTAATTTTAAGAATTCCATCGACCAGTTCTGCACTTTGCACCTCCATATATTCAGATAATGCAAATGTACGAATAAACTTTCTAGCAGCAATCCCCTTATGTAAATAAGGTTTAGGTGCTACTACAGACTCTTTTAATCCCTGGACTACCAAAGAACCGTTGTCAATATTAACAGACAACTCTTCTTTAGAAAATCCTGCAACAGCTAAAGAAATCTCATAAGAGTCTTCCCCTGTCTTAAGCACATCATACGGCGGATAAGACTGATTTGTTGCTTCACGATATACATTGTTGATACGCTCTAACTCTCTGTTAAAGCCGATAAAAAAAGGATCTTTAAAAAGATCCATGGCAAATTGTGTTACCATTATTCCTCCTTAAGCGAATAAATGAATTAGGTCCCAATTGGCGACCTATATATATTGTATCAAATCCTCTTATTTGATTCAATAGTTGATTGCGAAGAAACCTCTATATAAGTAGAGTTTTCTCTAAAATGTTTTAAATCTGGCGATCCACAATAGGACAAACCGCTACAAATGTTATTTATAAGCATTTGTATAGAATGGTCAATTGATCCCTTATGGTGAACTGACCCAGAAGCTCCCTCTACATGAAGTGCCTTTAAATTATTTATTGCATCTGGGTTTTGATTTAATTGTGTCTCTCTGGATGCGAGTCCTCTAAATATATGATCTCCATTGACTCCCCTATCACATTCATCATGCCCAGCAAAAAATGAACCCATCATGATTCCACTAGCTCCCGCCGCAAAAGCTTTTACTGCATCTCCATTATTTTTTATTCCACCATCAGCCACTATACCATTTATCTTATCCCCTTTAACATTATCGTATATATCCATTATAGATGAAAGAGTTGGGACTCCAAAACCAGTAACTATTCTAGTTAAACAAGCTGCTCCGCCACCGATTCCAACCCTAACAGAATCAGCCCCAGCATTCATTAACGACTCATAAGCTTCATATGAAGAAATATTTCCACACATTATATGAGTATCTTCTGAAACATTTTTTCTTAATTTTTTAATTGATTCAGTAACTAAATCTAAGTGACCAAGGGCAGTATCTACAAGTAGTATCTTTACTCCACTTTTGTTTAAATTGTCTATAAGGTTGACATTATCTACCTCATAAGAAGATATACAGAATCCTATGTTGGTTGGACCTTCGCTAACCTCAATTGTTTTTTTTAATCTTAACATCCTGTCATCTAAGGGTGTAAGCCTAGGAATAAATCCTATGCCTCCAAATTTTACCAGCTTACTTATCATTAATGGGCTAGATATAAACTCCATAGGAGCCATAAAAAATGGAGAACGTAATTTTAAAACAGATTTAGGTTGGTTTGGGTTTCCAATTTCAGACTCAATTGATATGGAAGATCTTGAAGGTATGCTTGACTTTTTAGGGACAAGCAGTACATCATCAAAGCATATGCTTCTAGTATTAGTATCTTTTATCATAATTCTCCTTCTGTGCCCCAAGTTGGATTCGAACCAACGCTTTTACGATTTTAAGTCGTATGCCTCTACCGCTGGGCTATAAGGGCGTGTCCCCAGTAGGTATCGATCCTACGACCCACAGATTAAAAGTCTGTTGCTCTACCAACTGAGCTATAGGGACTTGGCGAGCCCCCCGTCAGGATTGAACTGACGACCTTCCGCTTACAAGGCGGATGCTCTACCACTGAGCTAGGGAGGCGATCCGACTAAGAATTTAGTATCTTAGCCAAGGCATTAACAGTTGCAGCAATTCTACCAATATCTCTTAGTTGCTCAACGCTAAACCCTTCTTGCTTCAATGTATCATAGTGTGCCTTAACACAGAAATGACATTTACCAATAATTGATGAAGCCAATGAATAGGCTTCAAAATTAGCTTTCGTTGTGCCTCCATGCGATGCGATAGCATTCATTCTCAATTGTGCAGGCAATCCTGTTAAATTAGGATCATCTGCCATTTCAATATATGGATACCATACATTATTTTGAGCCATAAGGGCGCCAGCAGTCATTGCTGCATTTTTTTCTACCTCGTTTGTAGAAGAGGCGGCAATAAATGCAATAAGCTTGCCATTTCCAGTAGCAAATGAGGCTGCCAAAGCTAGGTGGGTGGCTAGCTCTGGATCAACCGCACTACGATTAATGACAGCGTCAAGGTTTAATTTAATATCTTTAGCGTATTCTGGTAAAGATTCCTTCAGCTGTTCAACCCACATTATAGAGTTTCCCCACCAAGACTTCTGTTGCATGCACAAAGCTCCCCTGTTTGAAGAGCATCAAGAATACGCAATGTCTCTTCTGGGCTTCTTCCAACATTGAGATTGTTTACTGTAACATGCTGAATAACATTTTCTGGATCAATTATAAATGTTGCACGAAGAGCAACTCCGTCATCTGTAAGAATTCCAAGCTGATTTGCTAAACCAGTATATGACTCATCATCAGATTCTGAATATGCCCAATCACGAATTTGATCCGCAAATGACCACGAATTTGTCTTTTTTAGATCTTCATGTGAGTTGCGCCATGCAATCTTACAGAATTCATTATCTGTTGAACCTGTTAAAAGAACAGCATCACGATCTTTAAAGTCATTAACTAACTTATCATATGCAACAATTTCTGTTGGACAAACAAAGGTGAAATCTTTTGGATAAAAAACAACTACCTTCCATTGTCCTGGAAATGACTTTTCGCTTAATACTTCAAAAACATCATCAGAAGCATCTAGTCTTCCTGGCTTTACGCCAACAATTCTAAATGGACTTAATTTATTTCCTACTGTTTTCATTTTTCTCCTATATATAAGATGGGATTATTCCCGCTGGACCACCAGGGCTCGAACCTGGGACATCAGAGTTAACAGCTCTGCGCTCTGCCGACTGAGCTATGGTCCACTAAGCGCCCCTGAAAGGAATTGAACCTCCGACGCAGACCTTAGAAGAGTCTCGCTCTATCCACTGAGCTACAAGGGCATACAAATTATATCTAATTTATATCGTAATCGTCAATACCGTTTAACGGAATTACACCCTTTTCTTTTGCAATTTTATATCCTTCATTGGTAAAGTGCATAGTTGCTTCTAAGTTTTCATCATACTCTACATTTAACAAACCATCTTGATACAAATCAATTAAAGTACTATCTACATACTCTAAATGAGCCTCCCATAAATCTGGAGCAAGTTCTTTTGTAACTTTTTCATTTAACTCAAAAATAGCCTCGCCATCTTCGTTGTATCCAGCAAGCCTGATTGCACCGATATCAATATAATACTGAATTTGTCTTAAAGCTTCTTCGTCATCCATACTATCTCCCTTGTGCACCAGGTAGGACTTGAACCTACGACTACCCGATTATGAGTCGGGGGCTCTAACCAACTAAGCTACTGGTGCCTAGCTGGTAATTATATATTTGTGTCTTGCTTTTTGTCAATAGTATTTTCTACTATAGACTGAACATATTCCGAAAAGTGTTTTCTTATGCTTCCTGGAGGCCTTGAACCACTTTCAATCCATATTCTTTTATATTCAATTATGTTATCAAATGTAGTGGGACATACTTTTATTCCATTATATTCTTTTAACCTAACTGGAAGAGGCACATGCTTACCACAGCATTTACATTCTTTAGCTCTATCTTGGTATGTACTCATAATATTTGCATTCTTTCTATTGTGTCTAGAGTGTCTCTTAAATCTTGAGGCATTCTTGGCGCACGAATCATATTCATTCTGATTTCTTCTTCTGGCTCCTTGTTATACTTTATAGAGTCATAGGTATGAATTTCTACTTCTTTTAGTATATCATTTTTACTCATACTTATGGCATTATATATTGACCCACAAACAGCGTCAGCTAAATCTTTAGACCCTTTCCTTGGGTGATCTACTTTGTCCCTCATTATTTTTAATTGTAACAATTCATCAATTAACAATTTAATATGAGGTCCATTTAGTCTTTCTTCTAAAACAACCATAGCCATATCGTCATAATGTTTTTTACCAACAGACAATGTTTCAGTATTAATTCCGTATTGTTTTAACTGTTGCATCATGTCATGAGAATTCCATCTATCAAATGTGCAAAGCCTAATATTGAACCCTCTTGTCCTTAATGCTAATATGTAATCTTTAACTTCAGTAAAGTCTACAGATTTATCTGGAGTTGGAGTCCAGTACCTAACTGCATCTATCTCTACTATTGGTGCTGGCTGAGAGTATGTGTCTGTAACCTTCACGTTAACCCATTTCTGAACATGTGCTAAGGAAACTGCACAATGGTCATGTTTTTGTGCAAGGTCTACGTGTATGAAATACTCTTTGTCTGGATCTGGCGCAAACCAATCTTGAAGTCTTCCAAATCCGTCTATAGCTAAAGATAGGTTGCTGAAAGCTTTTTCTATTTTTTCTCTAGACTTAAAGAAAGCATCAACTGCCTCTGGTGGCATACAAGCAAACCGTGAAAGTGCGTCTGGCATATTTTTGTAAAACTCCACCTTGAAGTCTTCTATTTTTTTAGTAGGGTTTATCTCCCATGTAGGTCTTTTTAACGCAAAAACTTTTGGTATTGTGTACGAAACAATATGATCTTCTTCCCATTCAACAACGACCTCATTACCATCTGTTCCATCTGGTAGATCCTCATCCATCTTTAGAGTTTTAGTCATTATTAAAGTTTCTTTTTCTGCTATAACTGAATCGTAAAATTTTTGAATTGGGTCATTTTTAAATCTGGGAAAAGATAAAAGAATAACTTTGCCATAATCTGGAAAACGAGAAACTACTGATCCACGATACATGTCGTATATTGCATCTGCTGTTTTTGCCTGGTCATGCCCTGTTGTATTTTCTGTAGCAAACCCTGAAATCTCATCTAGGATAACAGCAATTACGTTATAACCTTCAAAGGCTTCTCTTTCTGAGTGTCCAGAATAAACATTTACATTTTTATTAAATCTAATTTCTGAAGCTTTTGGATCATACTTTCCTGCAAACCAAGGGGATCTCTCTACTCTAGTCTTAAATCCTTTAAAGAAAACATTATTTGCTTGTTGTGCGTTAATAGCAATATTAATTATATCTATGGTATCTCCTGGAGGCTTTCCATAATATGTTGCAGGATCTTTAAGGCATAACAGTAGATACACTATATAAGAAACTGATATGGTAGAACAATAGTCCTTACCACTTCCCTTTCCTAATTGAGCAATTACTTCATTGCAGGTTTGCTTGAATCTTCTTCTTCCTTCGTCTTCTCCGAATAACTTGATGAGTGTTGATTCTTTGTAGATCTGGCTGCTCTTCTCAATGAGTGTATACTGGTGCTCCGATAGTGGGGGAAGTCCGAGGTACTCTGGACTGGTAACGAATGTTCGTAAGTCGACTGGTCTTTCATCAAATTCTTCTCCATCTAATATGTCTATTAAATCATTAAAATTAAGATCCACTAGATTCCTCTTGATTTATTACAATAGGCTCCACAACTCCTGTTATTTGCGAGAGTCTTTTCGCAACTTCCATCTTGCACTTTGGACAGCTAGCGGTTACATCCTTTAATATTCCAACTAAAATTTCTTGCTTTTTTTCTGTTTCTGCTATTTGAGTAGCAAGCTCTGCATTATCTAGCAACCCTACTTCCTGAAGCATTCCAATTCTTTTGCCCTCGATATCAGCTATCAGTTTTAATGCCGTTGCCTTAACATTTAATTGTCCAGCTTGGTCTGCGTCCTCTACAGTTTTCCATGCCTCTTTTATAAGCATAGCGTAGTGTTGATCGGCGCCAGAGACTGCCTCTTTAGCCCTGTCACGAGCCCCAGAATCGCTTCTAACGACCTCTTTCCACTCGTCTATATACTGCAAGACTTCTGCCCTCTTAAAACCCGTTAGAGTGGCAATTTGGGTAGGATTATTACCCTTAAGTAGTTCTGAAACTACCTTGTTCATTCGATCAAAGTGATCTGCTAATTCGATATCCATATATATACATTATAATCTTAGTTGACTAAAAAATCAACTAGACATTTGCTTGGCAATCTTTAATAATACTAAATATCCAATAAGATCATCAATATCATTGTCTCCAGGATACTCTGTGCCCTTCATTAGCCTATTTAATTTATCATCAATGCGGACATGAAGTTGTTCTCTTGGTCCCGCCTTTGAAAATATTCTAATTGGCTTAAGAGCAGAATTACCATAGGCAATATTCTTTTTAACTAACATATGTGCAATTTCGTGGCAGGTTTCAAGGATTTCTTTACCAGCCTCTGTACCAACTGTGAGCAAATATAAGTCCTGACAATTAAAACTTTTTGAATCTGGAAATACTGGCTCAAGCATTTTCTACCTCGCTATTTAGTGTAAATCTTCCTACTACAGAAGACCTTGGTCCTTCATTGCTAATTTGATGATATATTCCTTCTTTAAAAAATAAAATATCACCTGGTTCTAAAATATAGGTTTCTTTAAAATTTTGCCTATCATCCTTTAGCTCCCATTTATTAATTCCTGCAATTTGAACTATGCATGTGTGCCAACTGTGGTTCTCATAAGGAACAAATTTCTCTGATAAAGCAATTTTTAAAGAACTAAAGTTTAAAGAGATATCAAAAATGTTTTCCATTTCATCAATTTGATTTGACAAAGATGTGGAAATCATTTTAGGCCTATCACGTGGATCAAAAAATATAGAGAAAAAGAAAGTGGCATCAGATTCAATAACAAACTCATTTGGCTTTTCTTTAGAGTACGATAATGTTTTAATTGCAAAA